ATATATTTTATAGTCCATTTGTAGACATTGTAGACAAACGGCTCAACCACGCGGGTTTGAGGCGACTACAAATTGATTTTAGTTAGCAGGCTAACGTAGACAACGTAGTCACCTGATGGCTTGCCGGAATTTACACGAGTTGCTAAACACCCATTTACACACCAGCCAGACTGTGTATAATTATAACCATAGAGACGACAACGGAGAGGGAAGGGAAGATGAGCAAAGTCTATTTCATGAACAACGGCGATTTTGACATTCGCGCCATGATGACCATGGGCGTGTCGGCAAAAGACAATGACGAAGCGATCGGGTTTTTCGGTACCGGCTTTAAGTACGCTGTCGCCATCGTGTTGCGTCTTGGTGGGTCGATCAAGGTTTCGACGGTCAGCGGCATGTTTGAGTTTACCGCCAGGCGTGAAGAGATCCGGGGAAAAGAGTTTGGCGTTGTGTACGTCAACGACCAACCTGCCGGCTTCACGACCCGCATGGGGATCAACTGGGAACCTTGGATGGCGTTTCGTGAGCTGTACTGCAACGCCAAGGATGAGGGCGGCGTCATTGCGGGCGGGATCGACTCAAACTACGACACGGTGATCGAGGTTGATTGCCAGGAAATTTTCCGGGCGTTCACGCAACAGAAAGACTATTTCATCGACGGTGAGCCGTTGCTTGATACTGGTAGTGTCCAGGTATTTAATGGCGGCAAGCCGTTTATCTACTATCGAGGTGTAGCGGTTCGTAACGCGGTAGAGAATCAGATTTTCAGCTACAACATTACCAGCACGGTTGATCTGACCGAGGATCGAACCGCAAAGCACGACCATCAGCTGTTCTGGCCGATTCAGCGCACATGGCAAAATCATTGCGCAGACAAGGCCATGCTACGCAAGGTTTTACGTGGCGGCGAACATGGCGAAGCTAAGATTGGCTTTGATCCTGATTGGCGGGCAAGCGATGCGTTTCTTGAGGTTTGCGGCGAGCTGATGAAATCGGATGCCGGTGTCTGCGAGTCTGCCCGCGTTGTTGCCTCCAAGGTCGAGGCCATCAAAGGCGATTGGCCGGAGTTTGAAATGACCGCCGTTCAGCGCAAGATGCTTGATAATGCCGTTAGCCATCTGGCAAAGATTGACGTGAGCGTGAATATGTTTCCGATAAAAACGGTCTCGGGGCTGGGCGATGGCGTGATGGGCCGCGCACTGGATGGCGTGATCTACCTTTCAGAGCTGCCGTTCCAGATGGGCACAAAGCAGCTCGCTAGCACGCTGATGGAAGAATGGGTACACAACAAACTGGGGTGTGCCGACTTTGATCGGAAAATGCAAAACTGGCTGTTCGACAAGATCCTCAGCCTGTCCGAAGACATCAACGGGGAGCCAATCTAATGACCAACCAACCCAAAAACCGAAACGTCAGCATCACCGAACGCACCCGAGATCAGCTGTACGATATCGGCAACGGCAACCGCAGCCTGGGCATCCGCATTGCAGCGGAGTTTCACGCCCGGCTGATGGAGCAGTTGACGCTGGCGGTGAACGGCGAGCTGAACGAACTGGAAGCCCGACTGCTGTTGCGGGAAGTGGAGGTGGTGAAGTGAGCGACATAATCGGACACGACATCAACGGACGGCCTTTGAGGGCAGGTGGACGACCGATGTTTACGGAGGGCCAATGGATTAGGACGACCGGAATCGGCTACTGCTGCATCAGAACCGGCTCAATGGAAAGCAAGACAGGCAAGGTTATTGCTGACATGAGACTGGCCGACGGCTATTACAATACGCACGACGCTGCGCTGATGGCTGCATCCAAGGATCTCTATGAATTCCTTGAAGCGAAGTTGCACCATCTGCCGATAGAGGGCCAGAATGCCGGATCTGAGATTTTGGCCAAGGCAAGAGGGGAATGACATGACGTGCCATGCGGAAGTTGATTTTGACGAAGAAGACATCAACGGCGTCTGCCCAGATTGCGGTACGCCTACATCAGACGGTGTGGCTGCTAAAGGGTGCGGCTATTCGCGAGTCGAATGTGAAACGTGCGGATGGTCGCCGTGTGATTTGAGTTGTTAGGAGGGCGGAATGAGCGAACATACAAGAGAACCTTGGAGCATTCGAGAAGAGATTGATGGACGCAATGCAGGATGGATGACATGGATTATGGGTGGCGATAAAGGCGTCGCGGTTTGCAACAACCAGGCAAGAGCCGCCACCTTTAGGGCGAGCAAAAACGAGTCAGAAGCCAACGCCCGCCACATCGTCCACTGCGTCAACTATCACGACCGCTTGCGGGAGGCTTTGCGGGAAGTAACTGCGATTTTGGCTTGGGTGGCGCACGGTGAGTGCAGGGCGATACAAGACGATCCGATAATGCCAAGTGCGCAAGCTCAGGAAGTTGCCCGCGCCCTACTGGCCGAACTCGACAACTTGGAGAATGGAAATGACTGATATTGACATAAAGCGACTGGAGTGGGATGCGGATTATTGGGATGCGGTTGCGCCATTGGGAGCCACGCACTACTGGGGCCCTTCTGGCGAGTGGTATCAGGATTGCGGCGACTATGTCCTTGCTTGGCATCTTACGGGGCGTAATTGGCAGGCCGCTTTAGCGCCCCTAAGAATTACAACGGATGCAGCCATCCCCCGCCCAACCAAGCAAGAGCAGGAGGGAGGCGATCACGTTAAGCATGTAGGGATGAGGTTCCAAGCCAGCCTTGGAGAGTGCGAGCTTATGGCTATCGACTCAAACGGGGTGACATGCTGCGTGAAAATGGATGATGGCGGGCACCTCCAGTTTTGCAGTCTTGATGCCCTGATGCCAATCAAACCACAACACGAGCGCCAGCGGGAGGAGTTGGTAGAGGTTGTGGAAGCGGAAATGGAAAACTGTTTCCACAAAGCTGTAACAGCGGGCGATATTGCAGACGCCATCCTGTCAAAGTACCACCTGGAGCCCAAGCCATGAAACCCAAACACCTATGCTGGGCCTTAGCCGCTCTGCTCATTTCGTCCTGCCAGCCAACTTACGCCGAGACCGCCATCCACCTGGGCGGCTACAGCTACCACGTCGCAACCGGCCACAAGGTCGACTACAACGACTGGCACCAGCTTGCCGCCGTGGAGTACGGCCCGTATATGGCTGGTCACTTCAAAAACAGTTACGGGCGCGATACGACCATAGCGGCCTACGGGTGGAGCAAGCAGTGGGGCGATTTCAGAGGCTCTATCCACGTTGGCGCTATGCACGGATATCGGAGCTGCTACGGGGACGAGGGTGAAACTGCGAGAATCTGCCCCGTCGCGTTCCCGGCGCTGTACTGGACAAAGTACAGAGTGCAACCTGGCGTGATCGTGTTTGGCGAGGCTGTAGCGGCCACGGTTAGGGTTGCGCTATACTAACCCCGTGGCACGCGCCAGGCCGGTCGCACCGTGTCGGCTGCCACACTGCCCGCCTAACGGATTGCGAGACAGCGGTCGCCTTGGCGGGCATTCGGACCTGCCATGCGTAGGCACCGATACGGCCCCGTCTTCGGGCGCGGCTAGCCCCCCGGTCTCTGCCTTGGTACGCTGGGGCCATTATTCCCACCGCCTCCCCGATGGCGGCAATAATCGGGGCATTCCGTTGTTAGCTCACTTGCCCCGCAATCGCGGGGATTTTTTTGGAAAGGTATTGCCATTCTCTATAATGTATGTATAATTAAACCATAAAGAGACAGCACAGAGATGGAGAGAAGCCATGTATCACACAAGCCCCAAAAAAATTGAAGAAGGCAGCATCAACTCTTATGTGATTGCCGGAGACTGCCTGTTCTTTTCTGACGACGTATACCGCATGAGCGAGTCGAGCGTTTACACTTACGAAGCCGATTTTGATTGCGTTCACGTAAGCCAGCTTCACGATGAGGAGATCATCGGAGAGATCGCCAAAAGATTTAATGTTGGAGAGGCTGTTGCCGAGTCTCTGCTTGACGGATCAGAAAGCGAGTGGGATCACGGCGCGGACGCAGAAGACAGTTGGTGGTTGCAGGGTAAGCGCGGCGAGTGCGCTGTAAAAATGGGCTATGACGGTTGCGAGGATGAAGACGAGCAGGGAACCGTTTATATTGTGCCGATGACTGGTCGCGAAGGTGAGCTAAAGGGAGTTACAGAATGAAAAAAATCATGTACGGGTCTGGCACGAAAAAACGCACGTACACCGTAACCCAGGAAGATCACGACGCGCTGGTTAAGTTAGGGAACGGCAACGCCAGCGCCGGGATTAGGGAGGCGGTGAGAAAAGCCAGCAAGTAATATGCGCCCCGTTTGCCGGGCCTTTTTTATGGGGTATACTAACGCTATGGAAAAACGACCCGTAGGCAGACCCAGAACCACCACCGATGACTTGCCCGAAAACTGGCAGGAGCTTATGCGCGACTGCGGCCAAGAGGGAGGCAGCGCCGTTGAAGCGCGATGCAGACTCGGTATTGGCGAGTCTGCATGGGAAACCCTGCTAACAGATTCAGAAGAATTTCGTCGAACCGAAAAGGAGCGCCAAGCCCTGTGTGAGGTCTGGTGGGAGCGTCAAGGGCGGAGAATGACTTCCGGCGGCTATGGCAACGCTACTGTATGGATCTTCAACATGAAGAACCGTTTCGGCTGGCGGGACAAGCAAGAAATAGACCACTCCAGCGCCGACGGCAGCATGACCCCGAAAGCACCCATCGACGCCTCCAAACTCTCCGATACCGCCCTACAGGAGCTGATGAATGCCCGCAACAGCTCCGATTCTGACTGATTCCGACTGGCTGGCGATTGAGCGCGAATACTGCGCAAGGTCGCTGGCAAACTTCGTCCGCCGTGCATGGCCAGTATACGACCCGTCTAGCCCGCTTGTGTGGGGGTGGCACATTGACGCCATCTGCGAACATTTAGGGGCTGTGACGAGAGGCGAGATAACCCGCCTGCTGATCAACATCCCGCCCGGCACCATGAAATCGAGCTTGGTTAACGTGCTATGGCCCGCTTGGGAATGGGGGCCGCGCCAATTGCCGCAACATCGAATCATCAGCGCCGCACACGAGCAGGGCCTAGCCATTCGGGACAACCGCGCCATGCGACGGGTGATTCAGTCGGATTGGTATCAAAGCCTGTGGCCTACCGCTATTGCCGGTGACCAGAACCAGAAAACCTACTTCGAGAACGAGGCCACCGGCTTCAGGCAGGCGTGCGCCGTGTCGAGCATGACGGGCCGCAGGGGGCATCGGGTGCTGTGGGATGATCCGTTATCCGCTGAGCACGCCAACAGTGCCGCGCACCTTGAAACGGTCATCAGGGAGTTTACCGAAACGCTGCCCAGTCGATACGTTAACCCGGAAACGTCCGCTAACGTCATCGTGATGCAGCGCTTGCACGAGCGTGACCCGTCCGGGTACATACTGGAAAACGATCTGGGGTATGAGCACCTTTGCCTGCCGATGGAGTTTGAGCCTGACCGCCGATGCTCAACCAGCATAGGCTGGCAAGACCCGCGCACAACCGAGGGCGAATTGCTCTTCCCGCAACGCTTCCCGCAGAACGTGGTTGATCGTGACAAGAAGATCATGGGCGTTTACGCGTGGGCAGGGCAGGCGCAGCAGCGCCCTGCACCACGGACAGGCGGCTTCTTTGCATGGGAGAAGCTGGAGATCGTCGGGGCAGCGCCAAAGCTGAAAAAGATCGTCCGGTATTGGGATAAGGCCGGAACGGATGGCGGCGGGGCGCGAACAGCCGGCGTCAAGATGGGGCTTGGCACCGATGGCCTATGGTATGTGCTGGATGTCGTCAAGGGCCAATGGTCCGCCAGCAAGCGCGAACCCGTAATCCGACAGACTGCCGAGACTGACGGAAAGGATGTGGAAATCTGGATAGAGCAGGAGCCGGGTTCAGGCGGCAAGGAGTCCGCAGAATCGACCGTTCGAAATCTGGCCGGGTTCGTTATTCGAGCTGAGCGGGCAACGGGTGATAAAGCCGTTAGGGCGGAGCCGTACGCCGTGCAGGTAGAGGCGGGAAATATCAAGATCGTGCAGGGCGAATGGAACAAGGAATTTATCGACGAGCACAAGTCATTCCCGAATGGCAAATTCAAAGACCAGATAGACGCGGCCTCGGGTGGGTTCAACAAGCTGGCCAACGACGGCGGAGCCACCATCCTCCGCCGAAAACAGCGCCCACAACTCCGAGGGCGTAGGCGGTCCGCGTAATGAAATGCTATCCTATGCCCAATCATTAGAGGGCCGCACCATGACAGACACGAACACAGGCTTAGTCCAACTCGCCGCCATGGCCGTGAACCGCGCCATGAGCTTGCAGCGGGATATGAGCCACATCAACCCGTCCGGCGATACCAAGCACGACAAGGCCTACCAGGACTACGGGTGGCCAGTCGCCCCGACGTTCCGGGACTTCTACGATCAGTACGACCGCAACCCGCTGGCTTATGCCGGCGTGACCAAGATCGTAGACCGCATCTGGATGGAAACGCCCTGGCTGCTGCAGGGCGGCGACGATCCGCACGACGAGACCACGGCGGAGCGCACGCTTAGAGAGTTCGCCGAGCGGGTCGATCTGTGGCGCGTGTGCAAGCAGGCCGATGAATACAGCCGGGTCGGAGAGTACGCCGGAATTATCGTCAGGGTGCGTGACGGTAAGCAGTTCAACCAGCCGCTTGAGGGGCGCGTTCAGGGCGGCCTTGACGCCATTCTTGAGCTTATCCCCGCGTTTCAGGGGCAGCTCAAGGTAACCGACTGGGTAACCGATCAGTCTCGGGAAGACTACGGCAAGCCCACGATGTACCAGTACAACGAGTGCGCCCTGCCCCGCAAGAACGTGGACAGCTCTGCCGGGTACAATCAGCGCTCGTTCGACGTGCACCCGGACCGCGTGTGGATCTGGTCGCAGGACGGCAAGCCGCACGGGCGGTCGGTGATTAAGTCCGTACTGAACAACCTGATCAACATCCAGAAGATTGCCGGAGCGGGCGGTGAAGGGTTCTGGAAGAACTGCCGCCAGAGCCCGATGTACGACATCGACCCGTCCGCCAACTTGCACAGCCTGGCAACGGCGCTCGGAGTAGACAGTGTCGACGAGATCAAGGACGCGCTGGGCGAAGAGGTCAGTGACTGGAACAGCGGCCTCGATAACCTCGTGGTTACGCAGGGCCTCAAGCCTACCTTCCCGAGCGTTAACCTGCCACAGCCGCAGGAGTTTCTGGAGGCTGAGTTTAACCAGGTGGCCGCCGGCTTCAAGACGCCTACGCGCTTGCTCATCGGCAACCAGCAGGGCGAGCGCTCCAGCACCGAAGATGAAAAGGGCTTTGGCCAGTTCGCCGCGTCCAGGGCGTCCACGTACTGCACCCCCAACATCCGCCGCATCCTGGAATGGCTAATTGACCGGGGCATGATTGACGCTCGGTTAGACTGGTTCGTGAGCTGGCCAGACTTTACCGCCCCGACCATGGCCCAGAAGCAGGAACAGGGAAAGACCATGGCGGACATTAACCAGAAGCACCTGGCGCTGGGCAGCGAAGTGTTTACCGCCGATGAGATTCGGGAGGCACTGGGGTACGAGCCCCGCGACGACGTAGACGCCCTGGACCCGGACGCCGAAGATGACGAGCCGGAACCGGTCGCGGCTAACGCCAAGCGCCTCGTGGTGAACGTGTGGCGAGGCGACGATGGCCGGTAACCCCGCTAAGCCGAAGCACCCGAGCAATCCGGTAGGCCAGACAGCGCGAATCCGCAGGGCCCGACGGGACTGGGCCCGCCACATAAAGCAAGTGCAGGCATGGCTGCTCCAGCAGTTCGACGAGATCCCCCGCCAGGAGATTGCCTCCAACGTCGGTCGCCTGCACGTCAATCGCTACGTCTACCAGATCAGCGCAGAACGGCTTAACTCCATTGTGGCGGAACTGGTGCGGCGCGTGGCAAGCGAGACCACTAAGCGCCGCTGGCTCGGCTACGTCCGGGAAGCGTACACCCAGGGCACCGCGCAACAGGTGATCAACCTCCAGAACATTGCCGGCGAACAATACAATCGGACGCTGGCTGAGGTGTTGCGCTCTGACTCCTGGCTGACCCGGATGGCGATGATTGAATCCCGGGTGTTCGAGTACATGGAGGGGTTCGAGGGCGATACGGCGAACGACTTGGCCCGGGTGCTTCGGGTGGGGGTGGAGAATGGCCTGAACCCGCGCGAGGTAGCCGGGGATATTCGGGCGCGGTTCGGGGTTTCGCAGTCAAGGGCCAATAGGATATCGAGAACCGAAATTACGGGCGCGTATAGGCGGGCCCGGTTGGATGAGGACGCCGATGCGAACCGTAGGCTTGGGATTAGGACTAAGTTGTTGTGGTACAGCGCGAGAAGCGAGACCACGAGGCCGTGGCATGCCTCAAGACATGGACTTTTGTATTCACAAGAAGAGGTTAGAGAGTTTTATTCGCAAGGCGGGGAGCAAATTAACTGCAAATGTAGCCAAGCCTCCGTAGCGGTAAATGAAGACGGGGAGCCACTAAATCCGAAGTTCATCGAAGAAGTCCGCTCCGCCTACACCGGCTAAACGATTGCAGCACCAGCCCTTGCCCGCCCCGTGCGGGCTTTTTTGTGCCTGAGTGTTGCATGGTGTGTTTTATTGGGCTATGGTGTGGGTGTGGTTTAACTGACAGGAGAGACGACATGGAAATGAACGAATGGCTCGAAGCGCTACAAAAGGCTTGCAGGATGATGAACCGGAACCCGGACGGCGATATTGAGCGGGCCTATTTCTGGCTTGTGCATAAGCAGCGGCCAAAATCGGTCGGGAACTCTGAGTTCATCCACTTGGCGACAGCGGAGGCCGACGGCTGGCACGTGACGATGGACGTGCGCATGGGGATAGATGGCCGGTTCCACGAAATCGTGGGTATCGACGTGTTTCCGAGCCGGGGCGATGACGTTGAGACCTTCGCAGAAAAAGCCGCCGTATGGCTGGAAGAACTGGAGTCAATGAGGGGCCAGCTATGACAACCGCCCGAAAAGACATCCGGATCGTCCTGTCCGGTAAGAACCTGGTCGAATTCGTGGGCGCCAAGCGGCGCGCCGAGAAAGAGCTGGGCTTTGCGCTCAAGGACAACGACTTCGCGCGCCGACTCGTGTTGCGTGGGATCGGGGAGGTGGCGAAGTGATCTCTAAAACCGTAAACGTATCGGAGCTTGAGGGTGTGGCGCTGGACCTGCTTCAGGATAACCGAGCGCTAACGGATGAAGAGTGGCGGGCTATGGTGTCCCGATTGATTTCGCACCGATTGGCGCTGCAGGTTTGATGGGAGGTTTTGTCATGAGCAAGGTAGAGCAAGCCGTACAGGACTTGAAAGGAGTATGGCCAAACGGATCAGATGGCCATTACATATCCCTCGGTGATGCGCTATACGATAGACGCCATCCGATGGATTCCGCTTTCATATGCTCAAAGAGCGAATTTGAGGAATGGTGCGAGGAACTTGAATATTTTGCCGAGTACCAAGCGGACCTAAACAAGCGATTAGAAACGCTGGAGCTGGCTGCACAGTGGGCACGTGATCATGGGGCGGATGTCCCCGAGGGATTCGTTTTGAAATCCTGGGATTTAGTGATTTTGTCGCCTACGAGGGGAGCCGCTGCCCTTGAATTTATGAGCCTGTACGATTGGAGCCGTGTTACGTTCAACATCGACTATGAAGATGGCGTCCCGGAGTTCGCAAGGGCATAAGTTTGCCAGCCACAAAAACCCTGTTATACTGCCCCAAAGGTTTGACCTTGGGGCTTTTTGCGTATATAGCCTCAAGAAACACCAGCAACAGAGGCCAGCACCATGACGTTACGCGTCAACATTCGCTCCCGCGTG